TTATTTTAACACTCTGCCCTGAGCGTCAGTGAAGTTTCCCTGAAACAAATTTATCATATCAACTATTGCTCCAATAAAGAAACCTCCGAAAGTAAAGAAGTACAGCAAACCTGTGCCAGCTTTGCCTACATAAAATCTGTTCAAACCGCCCAAGCCTAAAAAGGTCAGCAGGCAAAGTATTTCAGCTGTGCTTTTGCTCTTAGGGCTTATCTGCTCAACAGGAGCTTGCGGTGCGACCTGCTGGACGTTTGTAACGTATGTGATGTGCTGAACGATATTGCTGTTATGCTCAACGTGGTTATCAATTTTCTGCGGCTGCGGCAGTTCGTGACCACAATATTCACATACCGCTACGCCTGGTGCGTTTTCACCTTTACAATTTGGACAAGTCATAATTTTTCCTCCCTATAAATCGACATTTGTAAACAATTTATGAAATCATTTACATTGTCTTAAATTGGTGATATAATGTATTTGTAATCATGCAGGAGAAAAATTCTGTGTGCTATCCCTGTCAGTATTTGCGGTGCTGACGGGGGATTTTTTTTATTACAAGGATTTTATAACTGTTTTTACAATGCCGAGTATTCTTATGCGGTCTCTTTCTGCACCGAAAAACTCTCTCGGCTGATATTCGGGATTGAATGATACAAGGGTTATCTTGTCATCAGAATACTTGATTTTCTTCACAACGCCGTTTTCACCATCGATAAGGGCAACAACTACCTGTCCGTCCTCAGCCCAATCCTGCCTTAGCACTTGTATCTTGTCGCCGTTCTCTATCTTCGGGTACATACTGTCCCCCGAAACGACAATGCACATAGTATTCTTAGCCTCTTCCTCGTTGACGATATAGAGCGGCATATAGCCTACAACATAATCGTCAGCATAAGCACCAAACCCAGCCGACACGCTCTCATATATAGGTATTATATGTACGTTGTCTTGCGGGAGTATGGTTGCGTTAGAGTCTATAATATGAGAAGAATGTCTAGGGCTAGGATCATCAGTTTTTAATGCAAGATATTCAGGATTAACATTCAACTCAATAGCGATTGATTCAAGAACAGGCAATTTTATTCTGAGAATTTTTCCTGCCTCATATCTTTGGATAGTTGATTTGTTCAATCCAAGACGGATACCAAGTTCTTCTTGTGTAAGTCCTTTTTCTTCTCTTGCAGCTTTTATTCTATTTCCAATTTCTATGGTATTCAAATCTTGCTCACCTGCTTTCGTTATAATGATTATATCACATTAAATTACATAATGCAATAGCTTTTTTGAAAAAAATAAAAAAATGTTGCAAAATGCTATTGACAAGTGAAAAGTTATGTGCTATTATGATAATGCAGTAAGTTGCGTAATGCAACAAGAAAGGAGGCTGGCATATGGTAAACACGAACAAGATCAAGGGTAGAATGAAGGAGCTTGAACTGACCCAAGCTGACGTTGCACATTGTTTAAACATAGCTCAACCTACAGCTAATCAGAAAATAAACAATGTTCGTCCGTTTGACTTGGACGAGGCTGAGAAACTGTCACACTTGCTCCACATTGATGCTGGAGAGTTCGGCAAATATTTTTTTACTCAGTGAGTTGCATAATGCAACAAGTGATTAAAGAGGGGGTGAGAATACGGAAACGTTATGTATCATTGTTACGAGTGTACTCACGAATATCTTGTTTGACCTTTATGTAACGTTTAAGAAGAGAAGAAAAGCACGTCTCGTTAACAAACATACAGGCAAGAGAAGCTAACATAAATGGTCTGAAATCTTTTACGAATATGTAAACAAGCATAATTGAAGTCATTATAAACATGTCAGCGGCTGAACCTAAAATAACAATATCAGACATTGAGAGACCGCTTTTTCTTTTTAAGATTTTACTAAGTTTTATGTTTGAGATTGCATTCTTGATAACATCATATATGAACGCAGAAATAAGAGAAATGAATATTGCATTTAACATATGGAAAATCCTTTCGTATGATTTTCTACATTATACCACAAGAAGTTAGATTTTTCAAGGAGGTACAAGAATGAAACACTACAAAATTAAGCTGACAGATAAGTTCAGCGGCGTAAGGCTGGTAACAGTCACGGCAAAGACGGCAGGCGAGGCTATGGACCTTGTTGACCGCTCAGAGGGCGAGTATATCGCCGTTATCGAGGAGCTTGTCTAGCATAGTACAACCCCGATATCCAATAGAATTGAGTAGGAGGTGATAAAAATGCCGAAATATCCACCTTTAAAGGTCATAAGGCACGTTTCGTTCGATGGTGGCAAAAGCTATAAGCTTTGGGACGATTGCACGGAGCAGGAGCGACAGGCGGCTGCGGACAGTATCGGACGCAAGCTTGCAGGAGCTTTGCAGGATATGGTCGGGCGTGACCCATCGCTCTGGGATAAGCTTTGTGAAACGGCGAGAACTGAGCACCCTGAGTGGATAGCTTAAAACACAGGACGTTTAAATGAAAGGACGTGAGAAAATGAACAACCTGATAACAACACTGGAGATCATCAGATATGCGTCAGCCATAGCATTGTGTGTGGCGCTGGTTGCACTGGTGATCTATGGGCTGTACCGCAACATAAAAGAAACCGCCGAAGACACAGTTCGTGAGGAATTAGAGCGTGCGGTGAGAGAAGCAGGTAGACCTGTGGTCAAGGTCGAAGTTGAAATGAAAGGAAAGTGGTAAAATGGCGTTGATACTGCTGATAACAATAGCGGTGCTTGCAGGCATAGATGTAGTGATGTACATATTACTTGGTGCCATTGAAAAGCACTGGGAGAAAAAGTTTAAGGAGGATAAAGATGATAACGAAAGAGGAGTTTGAAAAGGCGGTGGAGTGCTGTGCTAGTGACATCACAGATTGCGACGGCTGTCCGCTTTGTGCCAGCGATAAGCACCGTATGTGCAGTACATATCTTGCAGAGTACATAAAAAACGAGCCTGCACTGTCTGCCAACAGCACAAGCTCGGAGGTGGTATCAAAAGATACCGATAACATACACATTGATAATAGCACAAAAGAGCAGATTTGTCAAGCATACAAAACTGCTGATGAAGCTTGCTCAAATATACTTACTGTCTATGAGGGAATGTCAGAATGTGAGCAGAGAGCCTTTGATATCGGAGAGGCATACGGAAAAATATTCGACACAAGGAATAAGCTTGAAAAGTTGAGAGGCGGTGACGGCAATGAACATTAACGCAAAGAAAGCTCAGGACAAGCTGTCGCAGGAGCTGTCTGCCGCTAAGCTTGGCAAGTATGCGCAGGCGGTTGCAAAGCCTACTCTTGAGGCTCTCAAAACTTTCTGTGAGCAGAACGAGGAGTTCGCTCAGGCGGTTCTGCAGACGGACAGGACTTTCGCTGAGTGTGCGGAAAACGCTGTTAAGGGTGCAGGGGGAAGTATCTCGGATATCGAGGTCTACCGCAGAGCTGTAAGCTTTTACTTCAAGGGTGCGGACGTTCATTTCAATATGACTATCGACCTGGGTGACGGCTCGGACAGCGAAGAAACAGCAAAACCGCCTGTCAGCCTGTCACTTGACAGCTTGCTTGACTTCTGAGGCAGCAGTATGAAAAAGACAAGAAAAGAGGCTCTTATTTACTGCTTTCCTGCGGTGGATAAAGAGCTTATGGATAAGATGAAAGGCAAGGGTGCTAAGAATTATGTGGTGTTCCTCACAAGGGGTGCTGAACTTTTCGCACGTTGCTTTCACCGATACTCAAAGGGTGACCTTGTGGAAAGACAGCGTTATGTGTTCGCCCGTGACGGATCTGTGAGATACGGCAGTGATAACGGCATAAACTGGTCTGTGCGTAATGACTTCCGTGAGCCTGTCTTTTGCAAGTGCTGTATGGGATATAACTATGATAATTCCTATTCGGTGCTGAACATCAAAGCCATAGACAAGTCGGATATGCGTTACAGTCAGTATCAGCATTATCACGGCAATATGCTGATGAGCTATCTTCACGCATATTGCAAGCACCCTAATCTTGAGTATCTTATGAAACAAGACTATGACGTAACAAGCGTGAGATACACAGGTTGGTGGGGATATCAGGAAAAGTTCCTGCTCTCTCAGCGTGTTAACTGGAAAAGTAATGACCTGCTGAAAATGCTCGGACTAAACAAGACGGAGTTCAAGACACTCAAAGGCAGCGAACAGCTGTGGGAGCAGTATCTTGACTATCGTGAGGAATATCCAAAACTCAGACCGGAAGATTTACTGAATATAGCAAAGGTCTTTAAGAACGAACACGGCACTCTTGAACGTCTTGTGAGGATAACAGGTCTTACACCGCAAAGGGTGGCACGATACATACACGAGCAGGAAATGACACCTCTTGATTACAGCGACTATCTGGAGCAGTGCGAAACGCTGGAGTATAACATTCACGATACAATGATAGCATTGCCACACGATTTTTGGACAATGCACAACAGGCTTACTCAGATCATCAATTATGAGCATGACGAGCTTGTTTTGCAGAACTTCATGAAAAGGCTTGCAGAGCGTGTCTGCCTTGAATTTTCGGCAGACGGCTTGCTTGTCAGACAGCCACACAGTTTGAAAGAAATAGAGGACGAGGGCAGGATAATTTCCCATTGTGTGGGCGGATATACAGAACGCCATGCTATGGGAAAACTCAGCATAATGTTTCTGAGAAAAGTTTCTGAGCCTGACAAGCCTTACTATACTGTTGAGGTGAGCCAATACGGTGGTATCGTGCAGTGCAGAGGATATAGGAACAACGTGGTACAAAACGGCGGTGAGGACAAACCGCAGGAGATAAAGGACTTTGAACAGAAGTATCAGCGGTATCTTGACAGGGTGTTCGCTGAGAAACGAAAGGAGCGTAAAACAGCATGAACGAACTATCGGCAGAATATATCAAGGCGGCTGAGCTTGACCGCAGGATAAAGACCTCAGCTCAGCTTGCACAGCAGAGCCTTTACGATATGTGTATGGGCTTTAAGGAAATGAGGGACAGCAGGCTTTACAAGGAGCTTGGGTACTCCGATTTTGGAGAGTATTGCGAGCAGGAAACAGGAATGAAACGTTCCAATGTTTACAATTACATTGTGGTGGTCGAAAAATTACCAACTGATTTTGTCCAATCGATTGGACAAAGAGTAGGCATGACAAAGTTACAGCTTTTAACAACCATTAATGATGAGCAAAGAGAAACCATTACCGAAACCACAGACATAGAGAATACAACTGTCAAGGAGCTTAAAGCGAAAATCGACAGCGTGAAAAAGCAAAATGACGCACTTCACGAAGAAATGAGATATCGTGAGGAAGAACACGAAACGAAGTCACAGAAATTCAAGGATAGAATTGCTGAGCTTGAAGCCGAGATAAAGGAGCTTGAGAGCCGTCCTATAGAGGTAGCTGTGGAAACGGACAGCAAAGAGGTGGCAAACCTTAAAGACGCTATGCGGCGTGTTGACCTTGACTGGTCGGAAAAATATTCAAAGCTTGAAGAGGACAGCCTGAAAGACCGCAGAGAGCTTTTGCAGAAAGCTGAGCAGGCTGAAAAGGACAAGCAGGACAAGCTTTCACAGCTTCGTGAGGAGCTTGACAGAACTAAGGCAGAGTATGAGAAAAAGCTTGCAGAAAACGCTCCTGCAAGGCTTGTGCAGGACGATAAAGCCATATTCAAGGCCTATCTTTCCACCGCTGTTGACAGCGTAACAAGGCTCGTGGACTTTGTGAATGAGCATAATGACAGCGACAATTACGGACTTTTCACACAGAAAGCAAGACAGCTTGCGGATATAATCAATTCAAAACTGGAGGTATAAAAAATGAAACTTTATGAGCTTACAAACGATTTTCAGAGGCTTTTTGACAGCCTTGAGGATATGACGGAAAATGCCGAGCTTACGGCAGAGGAAAAGGCTGAGGCTGAAAAGGTGTGGTTTGATACCCTTGAATGCGTTGAGGCTGAATTTACGGACAAGGCGGAGAACGTTGCGGCTTATGTCAAGGTGCTGAGCAGCGAGGCGAAAATGCTTGAAGCAGAGGAGAAAGCCCTCAAAGCAAGACGTGAGCAGAAGGTCAAGCAGGCAGAGAGCCTTAAAGCTTATCTTATGAACAGTATGCAGAGGGTCAATCTTAACAAAATAGAGGGCGTTATGGCTAAGATAAGCATTACAAAGGGCAGGGAAAGCACCGAGATAACAGACCCGAAAGCCTTTGTGGAGTGGGCAAAGGTCAATGATGACAGCCTGCTGAAATACAAAGATCCTGACATAAGCAAGACGGCTGTCAAGGCGGCTATCGAAGCAGGCAGAGAGATCCCCTATGCGGCAGTTGTCCGCAGACCGGGACTGACCATAAGATAAGGAGGAAAAGAGAATGGGACTTGCGATACTTGTATTAGGCTTTTCAGGAAGCGGCAAATCTGCTTCCCTGAGAAATTTCAAAGAGGACGAGCTTGCACTTGTGAACGTGAACGGAAAACAGCTTCCGTTCCGCACACAGTTTATTTCAACGATACATACCGACAATTACGCTTTATGAAAGCTCAGACGGCAAAGTCCATAGCCGTTGACGATAGTCAGTATCTTATGGTGAACGAGTTTATGCGCCGTGCAAAGGAAACGGGCTATCAGAAGTTCACCGACATTGCAAAGAATTTCTGGGAGCTTGTGAGAAGCGTTGAAATGCTTCCCGAAGATGTTATCGTGTATTTTCTCAATCACCTTGATACAGGCGAGGACGGCAGGCAGAAAGCTAAAACTATCGGCAAGCTGCTTGATGAGAAGATAACTGTCGAGGGTATGTTCACAACTGTGCTTAAAACTGTTGTGGTTGACGGCAAGTATCTTTTCGCAACTCAGACGGACGGCACTGACACCTGCAAAAGTCCTATCGGGTTGTTTGACAGTATGTACATAAGCAACGATCTGAAACTTGTTGATGAAGCGCTGAGAACATACTATCATCTTGCAGACGAACATATCTGCTCAGAGTGCGGAAAGACGATAATGTCAGACGGCAAGCGTACAGTTCAGCAGATAATAGACGGCTCGATGAAGAATTACGGCAAACAGCTTTGCATGAAATGCGTTCTGAAAAGGGTAAAGGCGGCGAAGTCCAATGAAGCTGAGAGCGTATCAGAATGACCTTGTGGAGCAGGTAAGGCAGGCTTGGCGTGCAGGGTATAAAGCACCCTGCATAGTCCTGCCCTGCGGCGGAGGAAAGTCCTGCATTGTGGCTGAAATGGCAAGGCGAACGACCTTTAACGGCAAGAGAGTGCTTTTTCTCGTCCACAGACGTGAGCTTGTGGAGCAGATAAAAAAGACGTTTATCCGCTGGGGCGTTGATATGAGGCTCTGCGAAGTTGGTATGGTGCAGACTATTACAAGACGGCTTAAAAAGCTTGCCAGACCTGCCCTTATTATAACTGACGAAAATCATCACAGCCTGGCTCAGTCATACAAGCGGATATACGAATACTTTTCAGACGTGCCGAGAGTGGGCGTTACTGCGACCCCTGTTCGCCTTAACGGCGACGGGCTTGGTGACGTGAACGACAAGCTTATCATAGGTGTATCCGCAAAATGGCTTATTGATAACAACTGTCTTGCACCCTATGATTACTACGCTCCTGACGTTGCCGACCTTACAGGGCTTCACACTCAGAGGGGTGAATATATGGCGGCTGAGATAGAAAAAGCTATGGTAAAAAATACTGTATTCGGTGACGTCATAAAGTATTACAAACAGTTAGCAAATGGCAAAAAAGCGGTATGCTACTGTGCTTCCGTCAGACATTCTCAGCGGACGGCAGAGGTATTTAACGGCAACGGCATAAAGGCGGCACACATTGACGGCTCGACCCCAAAGGCAGAACGTGACAGCATTATCTCAGCTTTCCGCAGGGGAGATATAACGGTGCTGTGCAACGTTGACCTTATCTCAGAGGGCTTTGACGTTCCTGACTGCGAGTGTGCCATACTCCTGCGACCCACCAAGAGCCTTACTCTTTACATTCAGCAGGCTATGAGATGTATGCGTTATCGTCCAAATAAAAGAGCCGTCATAATCGACCACGTTGGAAACTATGCAAGGTTTGGTATGCCTGACGATGACAGGGAGTGGAGCTTGGAGAAAAAGCCGAAAGTTCAGCATAAAAAGCAGGAGCAGAGCGACAAGGTGAAACAATGCCCTGAATGTTTCTATACTTTCTCCGCTCCTCCTGCGGGGGTGAAAGTATGCTGTCCCCATTGCGGATATGAGTTTCCCTCAGCCGAGAGAAAGCTTGAAACAGACAGCAGCGTGGGTCTTGTAAAGGTGGAGGGATTCAAGCTTGACTTTTCAAGTCCTGCCGATTGTCATACCTATCCCGAACTTTTGCAGTATGCGAAAAGTCACGGCTACAAATCAGGCTGGGCGTATTATCAGGCAAGACAAAGGGGGCTTATAGGTTGACGGAAGAACACAGGATACAAAACGAGATACGCTGTGCGGTATCGCCATACTGCACTGTCTTTCGTGTGAACGTGGGCGAGGGGAAAACTGTTGACGGCAGATATTTCGCCACAGGTGTGCCGAAAGGTTTTTCAGACCTGTTCGGCGTAAGACATAAGGACGGCAGAGCTGTCTTTATCGAAGTTAAAACAACGTCGGGACGAGTTCGTCCTGAACAGAAGAAGTTCATAACAAAAATGCGTGAGTGCGGAGCATTGGCAGGCATATGCCGCTCGGCAGAGGACGCAGTAAATTTACTAACGGAGGAATAAAAAATGGGATTTAAGTCAAATCAATCAGAGGCATTTCAGAACGGATTAAAGCCTGAGGGCGATTACGAGTGCATCATAACCGCTATCGAGGAACGCACAACAAAGAAAGGCTCGATGGGTCTTAACTTCACTCTCGTCATCAGAAATGACGTGCAGGGACAGAAATACGGCAACTCCTGCCTGTTTCACACCATATGGAAAAAGCATGAGCCTAACGAGAACGATATGCAGGTGGAGGGCTACAACTTTGCTCAGCTTATGGCAATGGGCAAGGCGGCACAGCTCCCTGACGGCAAGGAGTATGACAGCCTTAAAGCATACTGCACCGACCTGCTGAACAAGTGCATAAGGGTAGATCTCACGCATGAGGAATGGAACGGCAAGGAGCAGGAACGCATTAATTTTGTCAGCCCTACAAAGTATCCCGAGTGCAAGCATAAGTTCAAATCCTCTGCACCGAAGGCGGACAGCTTTGCGACTAAGCAGACGGGCTTTGCAACGCCTAAGACAAATACGCAGGCTGACAGTACCATAGGCTCGCTTGAAGATTTTGAGGACGTGCTTACAGATGACGGCGTGCCGTTCTGATTTCTGAGAAAAGCGAAAAGTCATAGTGCTTTTGCATAAAAACGCAGATGATATTTTGTGCAAACAAATGATTTATATTTTAATTTGGCAACATTTCTGCAATTGTTGTATTTTTTATGCAACAAAAGTGGTGTTTTTCGGGGATAAGTGAAAGGCTTTGACTTTTCAAAATTTATGTTAGGAGTTGGATATATGTACGAACAAATACCGCAGGAGCTTAAAGCCCTGCCAAACTGGATATGCTGGGACGCTGTGCCTGATGAAAAGAGAGGGAAGATAAAGAAAGTGCCAATAAACGCACTTACAGGCGGAGGGGCTATGTCAAATAACCCCTCTACTTGGTGCGATTTCGATACGGCTGTGAGAGCCTCAGAAAAACATTCGGGCATAGGATTTATGTTCGGTGGCTGTCCATATTTCGGCGTTGACATTGACGGCAAAGAGGAGGAGCTTGAGGCATACCAAAGGGGAGAGAACGGCAACATCATATCTGAATTTATCTCCACCCTGCAAAGCTATACTGAGATATCTCAATCAGGCAAGGGCATACATATCATATGCAGAGGAAAGCTCCCGAAGCGTGGCAGACGTAAAGGCTCAGTTGAGATGTATGAGGACGGCAGATTTTTCGTTATGACAGGCAACTCCTGCTCAGAATATGATGGCATCGCAGAGTGTTCCGACAGCATAAAGCCATTGCACGAAAAGTATATAGGCGGCGGTCACGAGCCTGTGGCAAAGGCTGTTCCTGCTGTCAGACTTGACACCGCAGACCAGATAATCAAAGCGGCGGCAGGTGCAAAAAACGGCGGAAAGTTTGTTTCCCTCTACAGCGGAAGAACCGCAGGATATACCTCGCAGAGTGAAGCTGATATGGCGTTCTGCTCAATGCTTGCCTTCTGGACAGGCTGTGACGCAGAGAAGATGGATATGATATTCCGCTCCTCAGGTCTTATGAGGGAAAAGTGGGACAGGGCGCAAAGCGGTTCGACCTACGGAGCACTCACCATTCAGAAAGCCATTGCAGATTGCGACAAGACCTATTCGCCAAAGTTCGCAGGGGGATTTTCTCTTAATTTCAAGTCACCCTCTGAGCCTGTTTCTGTGGGCGCTGTGGAGCAGGAAGAAGCAAAGCCAAGACTTTATTCATTTGACGATACAGGCAACGCAGAACGCTTTGTTGACCTTTTTGGCGAGCAGGTGAGATACTGCTATACAGACAAACGCTGGCTCTGGTATGACGGCAGAAAGTGGTGTACCGATATGACAGGCACAGTTAAACGTCTTGCTGACAAAGCTGTGGCTTGCATGGTAGCAGAGGCAAAAGTGTATGCTCAGCTTGACGCAGACGAGGGAACGGATATGGCGAAAGCCTTTGAAAAGCATATGAAGTCCTGCCGCTCTAACAAATCCAAGAACGCAATGCTAAGCGAAGTCATGCACCATGTTCCTGTTCTGCCGGCTCAAATGGACAGATTTAAAACTGTTCTCAATACCCCGGGTGGAGTTATCGACCTGCGAAGCGGCGGCATATCTCCTCACGACCCTATGACATATCTGACGAAAATGACAGCCGTTGAGTATTCAGAGAATGCCGATTGTCCTCGCTGGCTTGCCTTTCTTGACGACATTTTCAGAAAGGATAAAGACCTTATCAGATACGTTCAGAAAGCTGTGGGATATTCCCTGACAGGCTCGACCACCGAGCAATGTGCGTTCTTTCTATACGGAACAGGACGAAACGGCAAGTCAACTTTCATTGATATCATAAGGGATATTTTCGGGGACTATGCGGCAAATATCCAGCCTGAAACTATTATGGTGCGTTCAAATCAGAGCACCGCCATAAACAGCGATATAGCCCGTTTGAAAGGTGCAAGGCTCGTGACAAGCGTTGAGCCTAACGAGGGTGTTCGTATCAACGAGGGTCTGCTCAAACAGCTTACAGGCGACGATACTGTTACCGCAAGAAAGCTTTACGGCGACGAGTTCGAGTTCAAGCCTGAGTTCAAACTTTGGATGGCGACAAACCATAAGCCTGTCATCAGAGGAACGGATACGGGCATATGGCGCAGGATACATATGATACCCTTCACCGTGCAGATACCCGAAGAAAAGATAGACCGCAGGCTGAAATACAAGCTGTCGGCGGAGCTTACAGGCATATTCCGCTGGGCAGTTGAGGGCTGTCTGCTGTGGCAGAAAGAGGGACTTAAAATGCCTCGTGCCGTCCTTGAAGAAGTGAGGGAGTACCGCCGTGAAATGGACGTTATCTCTGCATTTGTTGAGGATAAGTGTACTGTAGGCAAGGGTTTGAGCGTGCAATCAAGTGCATTGTATGCCGCTTATCTCAGGTGGGCAGACAGCGGCAATGAGTATAAAATGTCGAATACCAAGTTTGGATTAGAAATAGCCAAAAGATTTGAAAAAGTAAAAGGCAGAAAGTATAACTATTACTCAGGTCTTACGCTTGACGAACAAATATAGGTGGAGGGTTTACTCTTTTGTGGTGGGTTTCAGGGTTTTTCTAACCTTTCGTATTAGAAAATTAAAAAGAATATATATAAAGAAAGAGTTCTTGAAAAACGGCACAAACCTACCACGACCCTCCGCAAAGGGGGTATCAACTATAAAGATAGATTTCAAAAGAATGTCACAAGAAGAATTTGCACGGTATGAAGATATGGCAATAGACGGCAGACTCATTTATGACGAGTATCCTGCTGAGGAATATAAATATTTCTCACAGTTATCAAGACTTGGCTACAAGAACAGGCACGAGGGGTGGTCGAAGGAGATATGCGAGGACAAGCAGGCGGAATACAAGCGGGAATATCTTCACAGTAAAGAGCGAAACGGCAGGTTTTTCAGGCAAGCCTGCATAATGCAGGAGAATATCCGCAGAGGGCAGACAACGGTCTGGAAGATAAACAAAACGCAGGATAGGGAAGAAAAGCTCACATACGCATTGCAGGCACTGGAGCTGATACTCTGCGACGAGGGGCTTGCAAAGCATAACGGAGTAAGCATACCCGAATATACAGGCTGTGAATACTGCAATGGAGTGACAGAGTGGAGCGAAAAGCTTGGAGCGGACGGCAAGGAAGTCCGCTTTGAGTTCTGTCCTGTCTGCGGAAGAATGATCGAGGAGGTACAAAATGACAATACAAGAAAAGATATCACGCTATCAGCTGATACCGAAGCTCATAGCCAATCTTGAAGAAAACAGGGCAAGGATACTGAATGGGAAAGCCGTATGCTATGACAAGAATGACAGTTCGGCAGGAACGCCCGGCAACACGGCTGAAAGCTCAATGCTGAGTTATGCCTGCAAGGGTGAGAAACAAAAGGAGCTGAGCGAAGAGCGTGCAAGGCTCACGCAGGAGATACAGTCTGAGATAGACGAAATGTTTTGCAATGAGGAAGCTGAAACCATAGATACTGCAAGGATAATCAAGCTGTATTTCATCAACGGTATATCGGTGAAAAAGATAGCTCACAACTATATTTTCAGAGATTACAAAACTGTGCTGAGAATGTTTCACAATGGCTGTGAGAAATTAAATATACCACACAAGACCACTCAATACCACTTGCAGGAACGCACATAGTATGATATCATTACAATAGCCAATAAGGCAAGCAAACATTTGCGGACCTCCATAAAAAAGTCCGACGGGGCGAAAGCTCCGTATGCAGGTCGAGAGCGAGCCAGCTCAACATCTGCTCCACCATTTACAAAACTCCTTATAATATTTTCACAAGAGACACTCCGAACGGGGTGTCTTTTGCGTTGTGTCGTAAAAGGTTCATAAATGTCGAATTTTTGATATACTGCATAAAAAATACAAATGCTATTTATGCAGGAGGGAGAATTTTTGTGCAAAAGCTTGACTTTATTTGCTTTATGGTGTTATCATGTTGTTCAAGGGAGGTAATCGTGGTGTGTGATGAGAAAGATAATGCTGAGAAAGATAATACGCTTGGCAATCTGAAATTAGAAAATGCAAAATTGATGTTAGATTCGGCAAAACTTGATTATGATCGACAATGGAGTCGTAAGGCAAAACTTGATAGTAAAGCTAATGTTACACTCACAATTTCAGGTGTGTATGCATCTTTTTTTACTTTTTTATATAATTTGTCTAATATTTTTAGTAAGAGTAAATTCACGAAAAGCGAAGTTTTTGTTATATCAATTTATTTGTTTTTCATAGTTATCGCTCTTATGCTTTTTATATGTGGAGTAGCTATATTATTATACATCATAAAAGCAAATAAATATAGAGTTCCTAATACATATGGCCTGTATAAAGAAAAAATGTTGACTGTTCCAACGAGCGTTTTGTGCCAAGCATATGTATATCAAATAATTGACTCCGTACATTATAATAATTTTTTGCTGAATAAATTATTTATGTTATATAACAAATCCTTGATTTGCATAGTTATTTCAATAATTATGGCGGTGTTGGGTTTCTGTGTTAGAATAAATTGTTTGTGAGGTGAGAATAATGGGAATAGAAGAAGACGTTGAAAAATTGCTTAGAGGTGAATCAGCTGAACCTGATTTTATTAGTAAATCTAGTGAAATAGGGCAGGAGTATGCGTATATTACAGAGGAATTCCGAGCAGATGAATTAAGAAAAAGAAAAATGGAGACCTTTGGACACAATGAGTTTGTATTCGAATATAATAATATAAATAAACACAAATCGGATAAAGACTAAGTATATTTTTTACGCAATAAGGATATGCTAGTTTTAAATTATAAAGGACATCTTTTCATAAGGTGTCTTTTTTTGTATCAAAAAAATCGAGGTGAGGTGAATGCCGAATGAACAGAATTTAATAGTTCCAAGCTCGAGTGAAGCTCGAAAAAATGGCTCAAAAGGCGGTAAAAAATCAGGCGAAGTCCGCAGGCGTAAAAAGACTATGAAGCAGGTAATGGACTTCTTGCTTGAACAGCCTGCCAATACCAGAGCGGACTATGAGTTCCTCGTTGAGCAGGGCATTGACCTTAACAGCCTTGACCCTGACTTCATAAATAATATGCTTCTTGTGAATGCGGCTCTTATGGCAAGGGCTAAGCAAGGAGACGTTGCGGCGGTGAAAGAGCTGCGTGACATTATCCGTGATGACGATATGCTCAAACATAAGATAAAATACGATAACGCAAGGCTCAGGCTTGAAAAACAAAAGCTTGAGCCTGTTTCTATGCCCGATAAGACGTACAGCGGTATCCCTGCGAGCCTTGTCGCTCCTGCGTTCTCGCCTGTCTTGTTCGATATTGCAGAGCAGGAACATTCCGAGTATGTTTTCCCCGGCGGACGTGGCTCGACTAAATCTTCATTCTGCGGACTGAACGTTATCGACCTGCTTATGAAGAACGAGAATATGCACGCCTGCATCCTGCGCTCTGTGGCGAATACTCTTAAAGACAGCGTTTATTCTCAGATACTCTGGGCAATATCTGCACTTGGTCTTGATGATGAGTTTGCCTGCACAAAGTCGCCCCTTGAAATCACACGCATTTCAACAGGGCAGAAAATATACTTTCGTGGTGCTGATGACCCGTACAAGATGAAGTCTATCAAGCCTCCTTTTGGCTATATCGGCATCGTGTGGTTTGAGGAGCTTGACCAGTTCGGCGGTGAAGAAGCTGTGCGAACGATAGAACAGTCTGTTATAAGAGGCGGCGAGAGAGCATATAAGTTCAAGTCTTTCAACCCTCCGAAGTCGGCTCAGAACTGGGCGAATAAGTACATCAAAGTGCCGAGAACGGACAGACTTGTTACCGAAAGCACTTATCTTACTGTGCCAAAAAAGTGGCTTGGCAAGCCTTTTCTTGATGACGCCGAATTTCTCAAAGAAACCAATCCCACTGCCTATGAGAACGAGTATATGGGCGTTGCAAACGGCACAGGCGGTAATGTTTTCGATAACGTCCTCATAAGAGAGATAACCGACGACGAGATAGCACAGTTCGATAACATCTATAACGGCGTTGACTGGGGCTGGTATCCCGACCTTTACGCTTTTGTCAGAGTGCATTATGCCCCTGCTCAGCACACGCTGTTCATATGGCAGGAGTACACCTGCAACAAAACAAAGAATGTTGATACCGCAAAGCATTTGCTGGAGCTTGGTATCACGGCAAACGATCTTATCACCTGCGACAGTGCAGAGAATAAGTCTGTTGAGGATTACAGAGCATACGGCTTGCTTGCGAGAGGTGCAGAGAAAGGTCCTAACAGCAGGGAGTATTCATATAAGTGGCTGCAATCTCTGCGGAGTATCGTTATAGATAACAAGCGTTGTCCTGTGGCTTGCGAGGAGTTCATCAACTGCGAGTATGACAGGGATAAAGAGGGCAACGTTATAAGCGGCTATCCCGACGGCAATGACCACGTTATCGACGCCGTTAGGTATGCAATGGAAAGAGTATGGAAAAGGCGGGGTCAGTAAGCTATGGGCATTATTTCAAAAATAAGGGAGTGGATAAGCAGAATGCTTTCAAAGTCAGATATAAAGGGCGTTTACGGTATTGATATCGCCGTGACGGACAGTATGATAAGAGCTATTGACAAGTGGGACAGAATGTATGCAGGTAATGCAGCACCCAAGGGAGTTCACTCTCTGCGGCTTGAACACGCTGTTGTGAGGGAGTTTGCAAACACGGCTATCAATGAAATGACCCTGAAAGTTTCCAACGATAAGCTTGATGCCATAATGAAAAACGCTCTTGAAAACCTCAACAAAAATCTGCAAAGAGGTCTTGCAACAGGAGCAATGATAATAAAGCCACTGGGTGCTGATAAGGTGCAGTATGTTCCGCAATCGCAGTTTATTCCTGTGGAGTATGACGTGAACGGCAGGCTTATAAAGGTCATTTTCCCTGAGATAAAACGCATGGGCGATAATGATTACCGCATAAGGCTTGAATATCACGCTCTGGACTATGAAAAAGGACTGACTATCACAAACAGGGCTTTTCGCTCCAATGACGGCGTGTCTCTTGGGGCTGAGATACCTCTCACAGCTGTTTCAGAGTGGGCGGAGCTTATCCCTAAGATAGCCTATCCACTTATGCTGCGACCCTCTTTCGGCTATTATGTCAACCCTATCGACAATACAGTTGATGGTTCACATTCAGGTGTATCAGTGTTCGCAGGGGCGGAAGAAGTCATAAGAAAAGCTGATATCCAATTCGGCAGGCTCGATTGGGAGTTTGAATCAGGAGAGCGTGCCATAGACGTTGACGAGGCTGTGCTAAGACCTGTGACAGACCCGTTCACAGGTAAGAAGCGTGCAGAAATGCCTAAGCTCAATGAACGGCTTTTCAGAGGGGTAAACGTGTCGGCTGGCACGAGCGGTGACTTTTATCACGAGTTCTCACCGCAGTTAAGGCAGGCTGATTTTATCGCAGGACTTGAAGAATACAAGCGTGAGATAGAGTTTGCTGTGGGGCTGTCCTATGGGGATATTTCAAACCCTCAGACAGTTGATAAGACGGCAACGGAGATAAAGTCCTCAAAGCAGAGAAAGTTCGATACTGTCACGGCGATACAGAATAATCTCCGTGTCTGCCTCGAAGACCTCTGCTATTCGCTGGCGTTCTATAATGGGCTTACTCAAAGCGGCTATGAGCTGTCTGTGAACTTTGAGGACAGTATCCTTGCTGATGATGAAACAAAGCGTGCAAGCGATCGTCAGGACGTTTCTATGGGCATTATGCCCCTGTGGGAATACCGAATGAAATGGTATGGTGAGGACGAGGAAACGGCTAAGAAAATGACCTCCGACAGCACCGCAGAGGTGATAGAATAATGCTCAAAGCAAGCGAGATAGAGCGAGTTTCAATGGTTCTTGACAAGCCCCTGCGTGACCTTGAAATGCAGATAATGGAGGATATCGTCCGTAGGATAAAGATAAACGGCGAGATAACACGTTCGGCGGATTGGCAGATATACAGGCTTCACGAGCTTGGAATGAGCAAGCGTGAGATAAAGAAAGCCATAGCCGATAACCTTGACCTCTCCAAAGCTGAGATAAAAGAGCTGTACAATGAAATCCTGCAAAAAGGCTATGAATGGGACGATAGCATATACAAGACCAAAGGCAAGGCACGGATACCCCTTGAAGAAAATGAGGGGCTGCAAAGGCTGCTGTCGGCTGTATCGGAGCAGACTTCGGGGGAGCTTAAAAACATATCTCAGTCACTTGGATTTGCAGTAAAACAGCCTGACGGC